TGAAATGTCACCCATATTAAATCCTATTTATTTACTTTGTTTGAACGACCAAATTTCTTTTTACGTTTTCCCCATTTGCCGTAAGACTCGTCTCTACGATCTTTCATAGATTGTTTCTTACTAGATTCTTTGCCAGTTCGCATGCCTAGAGATTCATCTTCTCTATCTTTGTAACCCTGTTTTTTTCTTTTTTTAACAGCGCCACCTTTTTTCATGCCTTCTCGGCCGTAAGGGAATCTTACTGAATAAGGTCTTGTTCCAAAATCATCTCTCATATTTGTATCTCCTATTAATTTACTACACTAACTGCGAGGGCCTTTCAAGGTCTTTACGTCTTTTCTTTTCATGACATCAGATCGCATTTTAGCTTGATTGGACATCTGTTGTTTAACTAATGAGGTTTCAGCCCTCATTTCAGCTAAATCTTCGTTTTGTTCGAGTTTTTGCTCTGTCAGCTCTCGATTCTGCATTAATTTAGACTTATCTAAGTTAATTCGTTCCGTTGTTTCTTCTTGTTTTCTAAAGTTCTCCATAGCTTTTAGATCTAGTTCTTGAGCTTTTAATTTGATTAATGGATCACTATCTAACATCGATGTAATCTCTTTTTCTTGCTTCATGAATTCTTCCGTATATTCAGCTATCAAAACAGCTTTTCTAGCTTCCATTTGTAAATTCAATTGTTGCATTCTTTGTTGAGCTTCAGGTCCTTGTAATCCTTGTTGTTGAGCTTGTTGCATCTCCATAATCTGTTTAGCAAATTCTAATTCAATATGTTCTTGAGCCATTAAAGAAATATGTTCAAAAATATTTTTTTCTAATGCAGCCATGATTGGTGGATTATTTCTAGCAAAATTAGTTGCCATAAAATTCATGTGAGCGGTAATATGAGCTCTATGATCCTGATTACGATAAGCCTGGAAAGGTTTCATCGCCATCGCATCGATATGCTCTAACGCCGGATCTTTAGGAACCGGTGGTGGAGGTGGTGGTAAAAGTTGATCAATATTTTTTAATCCTAATGCTTCATACATTTTTCTATAAGAAGCATACATATTATGCATCTGTGGATTAGACATTGCTAATTGTAATTCTGTTTGTGCTAAAGTAATTCTTTGAGTCATTGAAAAAATATTTGGATCTGCTACAGGAACAATATCCACTCTTTCATCAAAGTCAGCTTGTTTAATCATTCGTTGTCCACCCACAACATCATAAGGATATTCGGCGGGTAGATACTGGGCAAAAATATTGGCCAGTAATTTAAATTCTGATTTAAGACCATTGTAGAGGCGTTTATGGATTGCGGACATTACCCTGGAGCCACGCTCTAAGAGGGCTACGGTCGTACCAACAGCGGCCTGCTGGTTCCCGTCCCCGACCTGCATGTCCGCAATGGACGCGAATCTTTGTCCTGCTTGAACAACAATTCCCATCAATTGCAATAACGTTTGTGATGGTTCTTTATAAGGTAAAGGATAAAAAGCTTCTTTTAAACTTCCGCCGGGAGCATCAACATCTCTAAATTCTCCTGGTTGTAAGGGTTGAGCATCATCTCTAACTCTAATGCCCCGCATTTTAAATCCGGCTGGTAAATTAGATAATGTACCTGCATCCAATAATTGACGGAGAGCGACCGTTGCCGTTCTGCTCAATCCGCCAATCATGTGAATAAGTCCAAAGCCATAAAAACCAAGTCCGGGTAGGAATTTGAAATGGACAAAGTAGTGGACTTTCTTTTTTGCTGGATCGTTAGGTTGGTAGTTTCGTCTAATAGATAAAATTTGTCTTGCTCCGGCTTCTAAAGTCACGACGTAAGGAAGTTTAATTCCTGTGGGTTCTCCATCTTCCCCAACATCTTCAAAGCCTTCTAAATCTAAATTAATATGACATTCTAAAATGGTAAAGGTCGTATCTGCCGCTGTTGAACTATATGTTCTTCTTGTACCTTCTAATTTACGTTCTTCTTCGTGAACTCTGTCTTGAGTAAAATTAGGATGTCCTAACTCAATATCGGAATAAAATCCCGATACTTGAGCTTTACGAATATCGTTTTCAGACATATACATTCGTTGAAAGATTGCTTCCGCATCCTCTAATGAGGTAGCAGAATACGGAACAATCAGATCATCCGCTTGTACGAATTTTGAAACCGCTCGACCGATCATTTCATCATAATAAACTTTTTTAAATGATGAACCGGCAAGAGGTAAATAAAATAACATTTGATCAAACTCAGCTTCGTATTCGGGCATTTGATTCATGATTTGATAATTCATGTATTCTTTCACACGGGCCGCTTGATCTTCTTTTTCACGTGTTGCCATTCCTAAAATTTGAGTTCTTACAGGACCATCAGCAGGTAATAATTCTTTATACGCTGTGGCTTGAAACTGAGTAACCGCTTCGGCTAAAACTGGATGCGTGGCTCCAGATGCGCCTTGGAACGGTTGAGATCGATTAACATATTTAAATCCTAATAAATCTAAACCCGTCGTATAAGATTGTTCCCAATCTTTTCGAGAGGATTTATAGTCTTCGTAATTTTGATAAAGAACAGAGGCAAGTCGATTAATAACATCATCGGGAAGAATGTCTGCTAAATTTGAAAAATGGTCTTCACTTCCAGGCCCAGCTACTTTTCCAGGCTCAAATTCTATTTCAGCGCTACCATCTTCATTTTCAGTAATTTCAACACCCTGATCATTAACTTCTTGAATTTTTTTAGATTCTTCAATTTGAATTTCTTCAGGGGATTCAATATAAGCTTTTTCCTTCACATTCGGAAGGGCTTTGTCAATTTTGTCTACCATAAGTTCCTACGATTACCCCACATTAACTTGTTTTGGATTAGAATACAAGCTCAGGATACCCTGGGGACTCGGTCCTGATAAAGGAGCCACCGCTCCGGGTCGTCTTGCAATTTCACCCGTTTCAATAATTCCACCACTGGCTTTCTTAGGCCATTCATCTTTAGGCACCCAAGCCGGCACTTCTCCTTCAATCATTTCATTAGGAGAGTCTCCTAACCAATCACCGTCAGGTCCAACTTGTCCTTCAGGATCTGGTATTAAAGCCTCCTCTTGATCTACATCTTTATATAGTTTCTTTTTGAAAGCTTCGTCAATCTCTTTATCTCCTGGAGTATAATCAGTCATATCGATAACGGTACCATCTTTCATTCTCATGTTTTTTCCACCCGTCATCTGTTCTAACCCTGCCACTACTTCATCTCCCTCTGTCGCAATATCTAAATATTCCACATCATCTCGATAAGGCTGAGACTGATCGGGTTGACTATAAGTAAATTCGGGCTCGTCCACTTTAACTCTTTGATATTCCCAAGCGCCAGGATATTCAGGATCCACACCAAATTTTTGATAACCTGCACTTCCAGGTGTAAAGTTAATCTGTCGAACCGCAGCATCACCAAAATTATCGGTGCCGGTCCACTGCATACTAATTTCTCCTGTTAATGGATTTTCTTCCATGATGACTTTTTCCATTTCTGTTTTAATTTGGGTTCCCTCACCTCGAGCTCCTTTAGAATAATATTTTTGAATAGGAACCATCATTTCATACATATCCCCTTGCACATAATCTTTGTCTGCCATCGAAAGTAATTTTCCATGGGCTTTAATCTTAGCCACCGCTCTTGGAAACCAAAGGGGCATTCCTTCCACGCCTTGAAATTTAGCAATAGCTTTCGGAACCGCTTTAGCGATAGGAGCTTTTGTAGTCAAACCTTTTCCTTTAATTAATCCTGTGGCTGTAGCCGCTAGACCTGCGATCCATTTTAAAAACGTTCTTCGGTCCATACCGCCCGTTTTCATGCCGACTCGCCCGCCATCACTGAACCAACTAAAGAATTCTTGTTGACGATCTTTGGCTCTTACATCTTGACGACCGGATTGAAATTCATCCACATCCTCTAATAAATTATCTAAAATTTGTTTTTGTTGATCCAGACCCACCATTTGTCCACCGAGTTCGAGTTCTTCGGAGCCTAAAATTTTAGCGCCTAACGAAGTGGTTCCTAACCAACCCTGTTTCATAATCGTTCTTAAAGTATCTGCATCTTCTTCGCTAATGTTACCTCGTTCTCTCATACTATCTAAAATAGAATTGGTATCTCGAACATCTTTGTATTTATTCCATCCATAATTAGCTGCACTTAAGGCACCAATGCCCCAACCAATGGGGGTTGCTCTTAAAGCCATTCCACCCAATCGTGCTAAACCTGAAGGAGCTAATTCTTTACCCGCTCTTAAACCAAACATAAGTTGTGTTCCACCGGCTCTTGGTGACATGACAGCGGATCTTAAAGCTCCCGGAATATTTCT